ATTGAAAATAGAGGCAATTGAAATGACCACACTCGAAAAACTGGGCCTCATCGTGCTGCTCTACGGCTTCTCGCTGCACGTTGCAGCGGGGCCGGTTGCGCCGGGCGTGCCACGGGCGCTGATGCTGGCAGGCGGTACGCTGTTCATTGACGGTGGACGCCTCACGCGCTGGCTGCAGCGCAAGTGGCCTGGCGTGCGGTGGGAGTAGCGGGCGGTAGATGCTGGGAAGTACCTACGGTCCTATCCAGCTCCGTGGTCAGCAGATTACCCCAAACGGGTATTGTCTGACCGCGTATCTCGATTGCGTTGCAGGAATATGCCACAATGGGCAAGTTGGCGCATCAGTCCCCGAACTCGCGGCGCATCAGCGCGTATGACTTTCGCCATTCGTGGATCATCTTCGACCATGTCAGCCCGCGCTCGATTCGTTCCAGGTTGCCCGCGGCGTGGTCGCCATCAAACTATGGCTGATCATGCGCGTACCGTTAGGTCTATCCGCTGTCCTGAGTTAATGCCGCGCTCATCATTTCTTCTCTCAATCTCCGAGAGTACAAAGCCGGGATTGCCGAGCGGAATTGCGCTCTTTTCAGAGTTGCATCTTATGCATGCTGTGACCAGGTTTGATGCAGCGTCTTCACCGCCCTTGGAGCGTGGAACAACATGATCGAGATGAAGTTCTACTGGGTCTGTAACTGATGACTTCCCGCAGTATATGCATGTAAAGTCGTCACGGTCTAAAATCAGGAAGCGCCCGCGCGTCTCTGCTCTGTGCTTTTTGCAGCGCGCGCTACATATCGTCTGATTCTTGAAAGACGGCCTGTAGAACTTTCCACAAACGTCGCACTTATACAGGCGTCTATGTAGATTGATGCCGGACTGACACTCCCTTGAACAATATGCTTGGTCCACGTGCTCCGGCTTAAACTTCTTGTTGCAGGTAAAGCAGAACCTTGATTTATCAGACATGCGCATCGCCCCCTGGGTGCTTCTCAAGAAGCAGCTTTAGCGCCTCGTCCAATAGCTGATCCCATGTCCAGTTTTTGCGTTTGCGTAGTTTCTGCAGCTCATCACGTAAAGAAAGACGGCATACTAGCCCGCCACGTGGCGGGCGCAGCCTGGGCAATTTTAGCAACGTTTTAGCAGAGACTACGGCAGTTCGTATCCCGTCCTTGGCTGCATTTGATGGATTCTTGATCCTGCCGCTTTCGATCTGGTGGTAATACCCCGGGCTGTGCTTCAGTGTATCGCCATTGCAGAGGTCTGCCACACCTTGCCACGTGAAGAGTTCGTCTTTAAGAGCAGCGACCATTGCCGCATAATCTTTCCTCATCAGACATCACGCGAAAGCATTCGCGCGCTTCTTGCATACAACCTATATGCGTGCCGGTCATTGCTGGATACGGTAACACCACCGCGGTGCCCGAATGCAACCCTTGCCGCCCTGGCCGCCATCTTAGGGGTAAGGCGTTCGTCCTCAGTCACGCCGTTAAGCTCAACGGTTTCCGTTACTTCGTTATGCCTTCCACTTTTGCAGATGAATCGCTTAGTTTCCATTTCCTATCCTTTGGTAGTGTTTAGTTTACTGAACTAATTATACCATATGCGCTAAGAAATGTCAACACAGCGCCCAGTCGCAACCTGCTGATAGTACCCTGCTGAGTGCGCGAGATCTGCGCCGTTGCAGGCGTCAGCCACGGCCTGCCAGCCCTCCAGCTTGGTATAGAGCGCCGTCACCAGCGCGGCATAGTCAGTCACGCTACCGCTCCAGCTTTACCAGGCTGCTACACCGCGCGCAACCGCTGGCCCGCGCCACCTGCACGTCGATCTCGTGGCGTAGCCGGCGGATCGTGGCGGCGTCGGTGTCCTGCGCGTCGTGGAGCCGGGCGATGATCTTGGTGAGCCGGTCGATTTCGGCGCGTGTGATGGGGCGCTCTGTCGTCTCGGGATACGTCGTCATAGTCATCATTCTAGCCTCCAAGGATTGCCGCTGCAACCATAGCCCAGGTGCAGCACATGCACGCCATCGCAAGTGGCACGATAACGGCGACGCCGGTGCCCAGCTTGGTCAACGTATAGTCGGTCCATCGCACCAGTGCGTCAAGATACTCGTGTTGATCCATCATTGCCCCTTTCGTCTAATTGGTCACTACTTGGTCAGTGGAGGTGGCGAGTAGCGAGCTCGCGTCTCCGGTGTTGCCTGCCTGGATCATCGGCGGTCTTTGCGATGGGCTTTTTCCGCCTCCCCAACCAGCTTGGCACCGAATCGATTCAATTCACCCCCGTGATCCCGCCGCCCCATCGCCAGACCGTCGCGGTAGGGGCGGCGGTGTGTGGTGCTAATCGTCCATTGGCCCCACCTTATCGGCCTCTACGAGCCATTGCAGAACGGCAATAATGCCGTCCTCATAGCTCATGCCGCGAAACTTCGTGCCGAAGTTGGCGTACTCCACACACTCACATTCGAGTTCGGAAATCTCCGCATCTGTCCTAATGACGTTCATTTCTCGCTCTCCCTTCGCTATGCCCTCGCGGGCTGCCGGGATCGGCCCGGCTCCGATGCTATGCGTGGCGCTGGCTAGAGCGTAACACGCGCCAGCCGTTCCAGTCCCCGGACATACTTGTGGAGTTCGCTGCGTATGGCATCACGCCGGGCAATCAGCTCCAGCGTCTTGTCCTGATGCGCTGGTCCAGCCTCATTCATATGCGTCACAGAGTCCTGTGCGCCCATCAGCGCTTGCGTAAGCTCAGCAATCATGTCCATCATCCTATCCTTTCAGGCGGGACCGCAGGCGCCCCGCCGGTGTGTGATGCTAGAGTTCCCCGCACAGCACATTAATCATTGCGCCGAAGTTGCTTGTCACGTCAAGACCACCGAGCTTCTGAGTGAACTCATCAATGATTGCGGCGCGCTTCTCATTGTCGCCGGTTGCCAGCAGATAGCGATCCTCGTACTCTGCGGCGAGCAAGATGCCGGCCGCCAATCCCTCACACTGACCCCTGAGCCAGCCAATGTCCCGCACGTCAGGATTAAGCTCATCGCCTGAGTGGGCGCAATCGAAGCCATACACCATCCCGCCATCCTCCGTTTGAGCATACGTGATGCCGCCGTGGACCGGCACATAGGAGAGGATGCCATTGTAGCCGAGCTCTTTTACCGGCTTGTCTGCAAACCGCACATAGCCGCAATAGTGTCCCCTCGTTGTCTTGAGAATGCTATACATCACTCCTTCCTTCTCCCAGTTTGCTTCGGCTTTAGCTTCCGGATAACGCAGCGTCTTGTTCATCTGTCATCTCCTTTTGCGCGTTAGCATGCGCGCCCCGCCTTACCCGCGAATCATCGCTCTTGATTGAACCGTCCTCGTACTCTACGGCCATACGGATTATCTTCAGCGCAGCACCGCAGGCCGGGCACTTCCACGGAGCGCCCGGCTGCACTTCCGCCGCACACTCGGAGCATGTGCCATACCGTCTCACGATTGCGCCGTGATCCGGCTCCACGTACCGCGTTGCGTGGTACTTGCTGCGCCTCTTGGTCATGCGTCTCCTTGTGTGCCTGGCTAGAATGGGATCTGATCGTCTGGCAACTCCATCATCGCCTTGAGATCGTCCCGTAGCAACTGCGCCCCCCTGAGTTCCAGGGCCTGGTCATTGGTCAAGCCCTCGGTCGCCTTAATCTTGGAGTAGGCTTCAATGACCACGATAAGCTGCCCATAGTCAAGATCTCCAAAGGCTGTGCCCCCAGGCGTTGTGAATGCCGCAGCCTGGTCGGGCGTCAGCGGTTCCGGTTCTTCGGGTGGCTCTTCAACAATCACACCCTCAACCGTGACGCCCTCAGTGCCGGGGAACATTGCTTCGATACCTTCGCGTGTCTGCTCTTCCTGCTCATCTGCGTATGCTGGATCTGCCTCGATCCGCGCGTTATGCTCTCGCCAGTGCGCGCGGTCCTTAGCCAGAGCTGCGGCGTCGCCAGGATTCAATTTCTCAACGCCGGTCCAATCCTCGGGCCGTGTAGCCTGCCCGTCAACCTCCCATGACTCCTTAGCAAGCTCATCTGGCGATGGCATACCATAGGCAATATTGAGCGCATTCTTGAGGGCGCGTTTCTTCGCTACCTGCTCCCAGCTCCAGCCCTTCGGCGGGTCGATGGCGTAGCCCCTCGTGGTATTGTAGGTGTCTCCGTGAGACACGATGCCCACGGCGCTCTCGGGCAAGAACATCCTACGAGCTGTCTCATAGGGGATGCCCGCCTTGCAGGCTTCGACCAGGCCAGAGCGCACGCTATCGCGCCAGATTTCGCAAGTGTAACCGATCTCGGCTGCCTTTACTTGCTGCATCTGCGGGTCATCCAGTGCCAGTTTCGTGTAATCTGCTGTGTAATCCTCCTGTCGTTTCGCCCAGCGAACAAGCAATTTGTAGCCCTCAATAATCTGGTCCCCGAACACGTACATCTCACCGCGAAACGGATTGGCCCGGCTCAGGATGGATGCCTGCGCCAGCCGCCGCGCTTCACGCTCATTCCGCACGCCGGGGAGCATTGCGCTTAGGCGCTTGCCCATCGTGGTGATCTCGTTCCTGTCTCCCCACCCAGTCCTGTCAAGATCCTGAGCAACTTCGATCTCCGTGCTGCCCTTGTTCTCTGCCATCACTGCCTCCTTTAGCTAAACTCGTTCCAGGGCCAATACAGCGTTCCATCACACAGCTTCTTGATGATTGCGCCCATATCCAAGAGCCACCCCAGCTGATGCGCTCGCCTGCGCGTCATTGCGTATTCACGCGGTAGGTTGCCCGCATAGAAGCCACGCCAGATAAGGATGCGATCATCGAAGATGACCACTTGCCGCGGGCGTCCTTCGGCTCGCGCCGGCATCAGAAGTCACACCGGGGCGTGAATGCCCCGGCCAGCTCTGCCGTGACCGCCGCGCCGCGATTGCTGCTGACACGCGCCGCACTCTCGCACTGGTTGCAGACCCCGCCGCCGTAGGTGTTCAAGCTGCAGATCTCGCACGGTCTGCAGAGCGCATCCACCGAGGCCGCGACGTTGACGCCGCAGCGATCAGCTATGGCCGCGAGGTCAGGGGTGAAGATATGGTCTCCGAATGATACGAACTCGGGGATCTGCTCATCAGTAGCCCATCGCGCAGCCTCACCACCGCCACTCGGACAGCGGGCCAGGTTGACGTCGGTGTGGGGGCTACGTGTCAGTGCCTCACTCATTGCCTGTCTCCTGTGTGGGTAGCCGCGCCTCGAACTCCTTGATGTCGGCCAGGTCGTAGGTGTAGCCGGTGCCGTCGATGTCGCTCTCAAACGCGATGCGCTCAGGGCGTGCCGCGTAGCTCTTCGGGTATCGGTAGTGGATCTCGGTAATATTGCTGAGCACCATTGATATCTCGCCGCCGGAGCGCGCGGCCGATCCCTGTGCCCACCAGATCCTAACGCGAAAGCCTGTCTTCTCACTCATTTCCAGCCTCCTTGTCCATCTTCGCTATCGTTGCCTTGAGCCGCTTGTTCTCGCTACGCAGTGCTGAGAACGCCAGCTCGACGCCCGCGATCATGTCATTGCGGACGGTGATTGCTGTATCCAACGCGCGCTGATTGCCGGCGCCCCGCGCCATCGCTACCACCTCCGCTTGCGTCCATAGCGCCCGAAGGCGCCCCCGCAGCTCGCTCATTGCCGCCATCGCGCTACCTCCTGGGGGCGACTTGCCAACCCTCCCGTTGCGTATTGAGGAGAAGCCGTCTGGTGCCGCAGCATTGACGACGGTTTGTCCAAACCTCCCCTCGTATGTGGAGGAGAGTCCACGAAATCGATCGAGTCGACAGTGATAATCCCAAACCTCCCCTCGTATGTGGAGGAGAGGGGCCAATCAAACAGATACTCACTCATGTTCATCCAAACCTCCCCTCGTATGTGGAGGAGAGACACCTGTCAGACAAGTGTCTCCGTCCGAGACTGATGCACAATTGCAGCTCGGTTCCTGCGTCATAGTGAGGCATTACTACACCCCATCTCAGCAGGCGAATCTCCGCCCGTTTGGCGGTTCTGACCTAACGCAGCCAGGTTAAGGGCCGCGTTCAAATCTCTGTCCAAAGTCAACCCGCAATCGCATACATAGGTGCGGTCGGATAGCGTCAAGCCGCTCTTGATCGCCCCGCACCGGCTGCACGTCTTGCTACTCGGATACCAACGATCTGCTATGAGAACGTCTATGTCTAACCAGCCAGCCTTATACTCAATCTGTCTCCTTAGCTCACCGAATCCCACGTCTGAAATTGCACGGGCCAGGCTGTGATTCTGCACCATTCCCCTGACATTCAAATCCTCAATCACAATACAGGCGGGCCGCACTTCTTGCGTCAGGTAGTCGCTCACTTGATGGAGCGTATGCGAGCGGATGTCGGCCACACGCTTGTGGGCCTTGGCAAGCACCGCTTTCGTCTTGCCCCAGTTTGCGCCGCCCTTCTTGCGGCGGGATAGCTCTTTGTTCAAGCGACGCAGCCTGCGTTGCGCAGCGATCAGTGGTTTCGGATTCTCAAATACTCGCCCATTGCTGCACGTCGCAAGCGCCTTGATCCCGAAGTCAACGCCAATGACGGTCGCGTGGCGGTCCTTGAGTTCGGGCGCGTCCTCCTGGACATGTACTGACACAAACCAGCGCCCAGCCCGTTGTGATAGCGCGGCATACGTCCCGAAGGTAAGGCCGCCGTCCGTCGTGGGTAGATAGCCGCGCTCTTTGAGTCGCACCCATCCTATGCTCGTTAGTCGCACCCGATCATGCTCGATGCGCGTATTCTTCAGCGCAAATCCCCCTGGATAGCGTTTGATTCTAGGATAACCAGGGGTTTCGCCAGCCTTGATGCGCCGAAAGAAGTGCTTGAAGGCATCGCCTAGATCCCCAAATGCGGCGCCTTGTACCGGGAATGGCACTAGTGACCAGTCATAGAGATCTGCATAAATAGTCCTCTTGGCTTCTGTGAATTGGCGCTTCAGCCCGTAGGCGCTTGGTTTCTCGCCATTCTTGTATTGGCGCTGCCATTCACGCAAGCCAACATTGAACATAAACATGCGGGCATCCGCCAGATATTGCAGCCGCGTCCGCTGTCTATCGTTCGGGTCAAGCTCGGTCTTGTATGCTTTCTGGATCATCATTTCCTCATTGATAAGCGCGGGCACCGGTGCGTGTTCCTTAATATGTCTATACTATAAAGGAAAACACCTGGAATGTCAAGGGTTAGTTTGGGATTTCCCTTGACAACCGGGGCGATTTCCTTTATAATATAGGTGAATCAAACAGGAGGTGCTGAATGCACTACTTACTAACAGCGTTGGATGTACCCGAGCACGTCGCCCGGGTGATTGAGGTCGAGGCCAAGCTGGAGGGCGCAACGATCACCGGCCACCTACGCAGGATATTGGTGGACTATTCCAAAGGCATCGCGGCCGATCTTGCCGCCAGGCTGACACGCCGCGACGAATTGGTGAAGATCGGCGCGGAGCCAGCCGTCACCGAGGAGGAGCTATGAGATGCCAGCACCACGCCAACGATGATCTCTGCACCCACTGTACCGCACCCGCTACGCACTACATTCTCCACCAAGATGGCGAGGGCGTGCCCGGCGCGTGGTGCGAGGAGCACGCCAGCGAGATTGTGGCGGAATACCGGGCTGAGTTAAACTGGAACTGGTCAATGGAGCCGATGCCCGAGGAGGAGCTATGAGCGAGATACCGACACGCCTGGAGTTTGGGAAAGCACTGCTAGACATCTCATGTGGGTACGCGAGCTTGGTCATAGCCGAGACTGAAGACCAGGCCGACCTTGATCGCGAGAAGTATCTGCAGGGGCGCGAGACAGCCTTCGCCGCCTACAATGCCCAAGCCGAGCGCAACGCGGAGCTGGAGTGCATCGCTGAGCTGGCAATGGAATGGGCAGCGAACTACCCGTATGAATGCTCCGGCATAGACAATCTCGCGGCAGATACGATCTACAGCCGTTGCGAGCGCGCTGGTATCGGGCAATCCAAGGAGGTCCACGATGACAACGCAACCTGACCGCACCGACCGCGCCGTCTTGCTCTTCTGGCTCGCGCTCGCCGCTTGCGTCTGCCTGGGCACGCGCTGGGTCGCCACTGAGCTGGGCGCTGACTGGCGTCTAGCCACGGCGCTGGCGCTGGTCGCGGGGATGGGCGTGCTGGTAGCAGGCGGATGCTGCGCACTGGCCGGCGACATCGACCAGGACCGCGAGGATAGGTGCGGGGAGCGGCGGTCGTGAGCGATTACAGCGAGTTCCTACAGGGCAAGCAGGATTACGGCGCCCGCTCAGGCTTTGAGCCGCTGTGGATGCCCGACTTCCTCTTCCCATTTCAGAAGTCACTCACAGACTGGGCAATCCGCCTAGGCCGCGCGGCGATCTTCGCAGATTGCGGACTGGGCAAGACGCCGATGCAGCTTGTGTGGGCAGAGAACGTCAAGCGCAAGACCAACAAGCCGGTACTGATTGTCACGCCACTAGCTGTGAGTGGGCAGACGCTACGCGAGGCGGCAAAGTTTGGTATCGAAGCCGCGCGCGCTGATGTATGCGATAACCCAACCACCATCCAGGTGACGAACTATGAGAAGCTGCATCACTTCGATGCCGCTAATTATGGCGGAGTTGTCTGCGATGAGTCAAGCATCCTCAAGAACTTCAAGGGCAAGCGCAGGACAGCGATCACTGAGTTTATGCGGCGCGTTCCATACCGGCTGCTATGCACAGCGACGGCAGCGCCGAACGACTGGATAGAACTTGGCACAAGCTCGGAGGCCCTCGGGCACCTGGGTCATATGGATATGCTGACAAAGTTCTTCACGCGACGCCACACCTACGCGCTCAGTGACAGAATCAGTAAGCGCAACGAGTGGAACCTCAAGGGGCACGCCGAAGCCCCATTCTGGCGCTGGGTATCATCCTGGGCGCGGGCATTGCGCCAGCCATCCGACCTCGGGTTTGATGACAACGGCTTCATCCTGCCGACGCTTGAGGAAATCCACACGCGCATCTATGCGTCCAGGCCGCGCGATGGGATGCTATTCGACATCCCGGCTACGACGTTCCACGAAGAGCGCGAGGTCACGCGCCGCACGATCAATGAGCGCTGCGAGGCCGTGGCTGAGAAGGTAGCACAGCACAACATCTCTATGGTGTGGTGTCATCTGAATGACGAAGCCAAAATGCTCAAGCGTCTAATCCCCAACTCAGTCGAGGTGTCGGGTTCTGATTCAGACGACAAGAAAGAGGCTGCGGCCCACTGGTTCTGCAACGGCACAGATGAGCGCAGGACGCTTATAAGCAAAGTGCGCATCTTCGGGTTCGGCCTCAACTTCCAGCATTGCGCGCATATGACCTACTTCCCGACACACTCCTATGAGCAATACTATCAGGCCACGCGCCGGCTGTGGCGCTTCGGGCAATCGCGCCCGGTTACTGTGGATCTCATCTACACAGACGGCGGCGAGCGAATGATGGATAACCTATCCCGCAAGTCGGCCTCAGCAGATAGAATGTTTGCCGATCTGGTGCGCTATATGGGTCAGGCACAGACCGTAGAAGTCACCTATGATCACCAAGATGTGGAGGTTCCAAAATGGATGCTCAGCAGATAATCACCGACCGCTATGCCCTATACCTGGACGACTGCTGCGAGGTGATGCCACGACTGCCGGAAGGCTCCGTGCATTTCTCGATCTACTCGCCGCCATTCGCCGGACTGTACCACTACAGCTCAAGCCCGCGCGACCTGAGCAACAACCGCTCTTACGCAGAGTTTATGGAGCATTATGAGTTCGTGGTGCGTGAGATCTACCGCTTGACGATGCCGGGCAGGATGACCGCCGTTCACTGTATGGACATTCCAATGAGCAATAACGGGAAGGGCGATGCGCTGATGGACTTCCCCGGTGACATCATCCGCCTGCATGCCCGCTGTGGGTTTGACTACAACGCCCGCTACCACGTCTGGAAAGAGCCTCTAGGCGTCCGCAATCGCACGATGGCAAAGAAGCTGGCCCACCGAACAATCGTAGATGATTCTTCCCGCTGCGGCGTTGCGAGCGCTGACTACCTGCTGCTATTCAGGCGAGAGGGTGAGAACCCCGAACCGATCACGCACCCGAATGGCCTGATAGACTACGCGGGGGAGCGCAGGCCGCCGGCTGATGTGCTGAAGTTCAAGGGATGGGCCGGCAATCAGATCGAGAACCGCTATTCACACTGGATATGGCGCCAGTACGCTTCGGCGTTCTGGGATGACGTGCGGCTCGATAGGGTGCTACCCTTCAAGCAATCACGGGACGAAGAGGATGAGAAGCACGTCCATCCGCTACAGCTTGACGTGATAGACAGGGCGATAATGCTCTGGTCGAATCCCGGCGACACAGTGCTGACCCCGTTTATGGGCGTCGGCTCTGAGGTGCATGAGTCGGTCAAGCTAGGGCGCAAGGGCATCGGCATTGAACTCAAGCGCACATACTTCGCTCAGTCGGTGAGGAATCTTGAGGTGGTGGATGTGGACGCAGCCAGCGCGCTACCGCTCTTCGAGCTATGAGCGCGCCGATGGCCAGCGGCAATCGCGGCTGCCGGGCGCGGGGCGCAATTGCGCGGCGTGTTTGACAGCGGCGGCGGCCCTGCTTGCAATCGCGGCGGGATGTGGTAGAATAGAGTTACCCGTATGAATCGGGGGCCTGTAGCGGGCAAACCTCAAAAGGAGACAGGAACGATGATAACAACGCCTTCGGTGAGAGACCCAAGCAGGCCGCCTGTCCGGCCAACGCTACGCTTGAGTCTCTCACAGAGGGCGTTTTTGTTACTCGGGAGGACACAATGATACAGGGTAGGCGGTGCTCTGGCTGCGGCAAGTGGTACGCCCTGACGGAGTACCACAAGAAGACCGCGCACAAAGATGGCTTGGACTCCCGTTGCAAGGCGTGCGAGGCAGCAAAGGCCCGCGCCTACTACGAGGCCCACAAGGAGAGGATCATTGCACTGAGCCGCGCTTACTACAAAGCGCACATGGAAGAGACGGCCACAACGCATCGCGCCTACCGTGCGGCGCACAAGGACAAAATCGCCGCAAGCGACGCCGCTTACAACGCGCGTCCTGGAGTCAAGACCAGGAAGGCCGCCTACCGCGAGGAGAACAGGGAGGAGGAAGCCGAATATAAGCACGCTTGGCTACAGACTCCCCAAGGCCGCACCTCAAGCCGTGCCGCCAGCTTGCGACGGCGCCTATACCCAGGTGGGCAAGATATTACATCAGCGATGACTGCGGAAGTGATGGACGCATCCGACGGCATTTGCCCCTACTGCGGCAAGCCGTTCGAGAATGGACATATTGACCACATTCGGCCCGTCTCGAAAGGCGGCACGAATAACCGCGAGAACCTCGTCTACTGTTGCGCGCCGTGCAATCTGAGCAAGCACGATAAGCTGCTAGAGGACTGGCTTTGCGTATCAATGAGGGGAGCGCCTAATGGCTGAATCATACCGCCTCGGGCTTGGGCCAGTGCTACAGAACAAGATACCGCCGGGTGATGGCTATTGGAAAATATTTAACGGGCTCTTCAAGAACACAGCTTTGGACCAGCTCGATCTCGCATCCGCGCTCTACGACGGGCACGCAATCACCACCTGCTGCGATCCCCAGTGGAGAAAAGCCGAAAACTACCAATGCGGCCAGCACATCGGCCTGGACTTCGACACCGAAGACGAGCGCAGTACCATCGCCGCGCTGATGCGTGATTCGTTCATCTCCAAGTACGGCGCGATCATCTACACGACGCCCAGCCACACGCCGGACAAGCCGCGCGCCCGCGTCATCTTCCTGCTTGATATGCCCATCTTCCAGGCGCGCAACTACACGCACGTCGTCACGGCGCTGCTTTGGATCTTCGGCGCTGCTGATCGCCAGTGCAAAGACCCTGTGCGGTTCTTCTACGGCGCGCGCCCCGGGGCCGGCGAGATGGAATGGCTGAATCACGAGCTACCCCTGAGCCTGGCGCGTGACCTGATTGCCCGCTATCAGAGCACCGGCAACGCACAGCGCAAGCGGACGCAGCGCACGTACACGCCGGGGACAGCAGACGAGCACCAGATTACCGACGCGCTCAAGCACATCGACCCGTGGCGGCTGGGCTATGACGAATGGCTGGCGGTGCTGATGGCGATTCACAGCGAGCAACCCGGCGCTGGCGGCCTGTCGCTGGCAGAATCGTGGGCTGACGGCAAGACCGGCGAGGTCGAGCAGAAGTGGCGCGGCTTTGACGCCGGCGGCAACGTGAGCGGGCGCGTGAGCATCGGGACGCTGTTTGCGCTGGCGAAGCAGGGCGGGTGGGAGCGGGGGACGTGAGCGCGATGATACAGACTGCGCTACCAGGACTTGAGCCAATGCTACAGGGTAAGCGGTGCAGCGGATGTGGTGAGATCAAGCCGTTGACTGAGTACCACAGGAACGTCAGGAGCAAAGATGGCCGGGCGGCTTATTGCAAAGTGTGCAGGCGCGCATATGGTCGCGCCTATAACGCGGAGCACAAGGCTGAAAAGGCAGCGTATAGCCGCGCCTACAACGCGGAGCACAAGGAAGAGCGAAATGCAGACGCCCGCAACTACTACGAAATGAACAAGGAGGAGATAACCACGCGGCAGCGCGACTACTACGAAGAGCACAGAGAAGAGCGAAGCACGCAGATGCGCGATTGGCGCGAGACGCACAAGGAAGAGCTCGTCATCTACGCCAGCGTCTACCGCGAAGTGAACAAAGAGAGCATAAAGACCAAGAAACGCGCCTACAACAAGACTTCACAAGGCCGCGCTGCGGCGAAGGCCGCGCACGCCAGGCGTAGGGCGCGTATGGGTGAGCAATACCTAACAGCCGCGACGATCCAAGAGGTACTAGACGCATCCAACGGGATCTGCCCCTACTGCGGCGAGCCGTTCACGGACGGACACGTTGACCACATCATGCCAGTCGCGAAGCAGGGCACGAATGACCGCGCCAATCTTGTCTACTGCTGTGCTCATTGCAATCTGAGCAAGGGCGACAAACTGCTTGAGGACTGGTTGCAGGAGCGTGATGATGTTTGACTCTTCTCTGGAATATGGTACAATGAAAGAGTCGAGGGGTGAGAGGGATTTTTTTGTGGCTATCAGACGCAAAGACCCACAGTTTGCTAAGAACCCCTCCGCACCCTCGACAAGTGCTGACGGCCCGCAAACTGTGGGTCTTTGCGTATCACTGAAGCGGAGGAACTAGATGGCGTCGAAATACTGGCTCAAACTCTACTACGAAATCTTGGACGATCCGAAGATGGGGCGCCTGGCTGACAAGACGTGGCGGCGAGTGATCGAGTTTTTCCTGATGGCCGGAGAGCTGGACCAGAAAGGCGTCTTGCCATCGCCCGCCGATATGGCGTGGCGTCTGCGTATTGGCGAGGATGAATTATCTGACACCCTCACAGAGCTAGAAAACATTGGTATCCTCACCAATGGGGGCGAACACTGGACAGTAACGCAATTCGCAGAACGGCAAGCGCCAGTCGATAATGCAGAGAGGCAGCGTCGTTACAGAGACAGGCAACGCAAGACGCAATACTACGGGGACGATGCGTTACCCGAGACAGTTACAGACGGAGTAACACAACCCGTAACGGAACCAGTAACGAAACGTAACACAGATACAGATACAGATACAGATACAGATACAGATACAGATACAGATACAGATACAGAAGAAGACCTTGGCGCTGACGCGCCGACTCCAACGTCTCTTCAGGAATGGCAGGACGGCTATTTTGAGGCCGACAACAAGGCTGGCTTTGTGGGACTAATGTGCAAGACGCTCTACCCGACATACTACACCAAGCACAAACCCAATTACGGTTGGATTGGGAAGCTGTGCAAGAAGCACGACCCGGACTATATGCTGAGCCTGATATGGCAGACTGCGGGGCGTCCACCGGCGGGCGATCCACTACGCTTTGTGTCTGGCATACTGAGCAAGAATCCGCCCGACGCACCGCGCCCGCCCCATGTCAAGAAGACCATCAAGATCCGCGATCCTGTCACGGGTGAGCTAGTAGAGCGGGAGGCTATCGCATGACGTACAACTCGCCTGAGCTGGAAGCCTACATGGTGCTGGGGCAAGAGCTGTTCCGGCGCATCTACGCTGACGACTCAGCAGATGAAATCCACAACTGGCTCGCCCTCCAGATGCAGAAGCTGGCCGGCGGCGACGATAGTGCGCGCATGATGTGGGATGACTCATTCGACGTCTATGAGCAGATCATGCAGAAGCGCCGGGAGCAGGCGGCGTTGCCCGAATCGGAGCGGCACGTCCTGACGTGGCCCTGGCCGTCGTGGAGCAATCTGCTAGACCCGCTCGATCCGGGGATTCTGGCCGTGCTATCTGCGGCTGATGGTGGGGGCAAGACGTTGTACGCTGAGAACCTAGCCGAGCACTGGGCGCGCTGCGGGCAGAATGTGGTGTTCCTGCACTTCGAGTTGAACCGCTCGCTGATGCTAGATCGGCGCATGGCTAGGCAGTCGGGCATCCCACGGCGCGACCTGAAGGCCGGCACGATGGGCGCGTCCCAGGTTGCCAACTATGAGCGGGCGAATGACAGGCTCCGCTCGTATCCCGGCTCGATCACCTATGTCCACACGCCGGGCTGGACGATGGAGCGGGCAATGGGTGAGGTGGGCGCGCTGGCTGCTGAGGACATTTGCGACGTGTTCATTGTGGACTACCTCGAAAAAGCAGCGCCGTCTGGCCGGCAGCTCAAAGCCTACGGCAACAACGTCTTTGCACGCGAGGCCGATCAAGTCGAGGTCGTCAAGCGCACGGCTGAGGTCATTGAGCGCCCGGCGCTGCTGTTGGCGCAACTGAGCAAGATGGGCAAGAAGCAGTCGTTCAACAACCTAGACCGCACGGCTATCCGTGGCGCCGGTGAGAAGACAGAGCGCGCTAACATCGTGATCCTGCTACACCGGGAGAACAGCGAGAGCCAGATTGTGAAGGGGCGCGTGGATAAGAACACGATGGGGCGCTGCGGGACATTCGAGCAATTCATGGAGGGCGCGCGGTTCCTGGTGACAGACATTCAGCCAGATGACCAGATGGCTGACGGCGGACCGTGGGAAAACAAGTATTGAAAGCGAAAGGGGCAATGATGACTGATTACGATGAAGTAGCACCCGGTGGTATTGGCTTTGAGCGCACTGCTGTTATCGTCTGTCGCATATGTGAGGATTCTGATGAAGAGTATTTCTGCGGCCTCGGCTATGCTACTGGCAGATTCAAGCAGCGGGGATGGGAAAAGATCGACGGCAAGTGGCATTGCAAACGATGTGCCGAGACCGTCAAGGAGCAGCAATGACTGAGACGCTGACCGAGATGCAGGTGCGGATTGCCCGTGAGATGCAGGTGCGGGATGCGGCGCGCGCTGACTACTGGCGTGAGATGGAGGCGAAAGTGAAAGGGGAGCGCGATGACACGGCGACCCGCTAAACTATGCTCCGAGTGCGGCTTGCGCCCCGTACACGCACGGGGGCTTTGCAACTCCTGTTACCAGCGCGCGCTTAGGGCTGGGACCATCACGGTAAAAAGCGAGCCGCCCAGAGCATCCATCTACGTCACGATGCTCTTCTGCCCGGTGGACGACGCGCTGGGCGTGCCGATGTACCCGGCGCCGTGCAGATTCAGCCGTGACGGATTCCGCGAGACACTGGCTGCGGGCTACTGGCCGGATGGTGCATTGGTAGAGTATCCGCTGGTCTACCGTGGCGCCGCGTCACTGTGGCGCGTGATCGGGAACTACCTGCTTGAGGTGGGCGGGGAGCGCGTTGCGCGCGCGTCGTTCAAGGATGACTCGCATGCGTATGTGGAACTGATTGAGACGAAAGGGGCGGAATGATGGATGAGACATTGGAGGTCCGACTTGATGGTTATCTGAGGCCGCCTGGAACGCGATCTCCGAAGGCATTGCTGCACGTAAGCGGCGAAAGGAGCGGGGCGATGATTGAGCATACACCGGGCCCGCGGGCGGCATTTGTGGCGCTGGATATTGTTTGTGTGCACTTGGAGAGAGATGGCCCAGCAGACTTCACGGAAATTGTTGCTTGGCCCGGCTTCGATTCCTGTGACATTGAGTCGCATGATGAGCAAGTTGCCAATGCCAACCTCATTGCCGCCGCGCCGGACCTCAAGGCCGTGGCCCTCGCCTATGAGCAATGGGAGGCCGACGTGATACTGGACAGCAAGTGCTGGCGATACGAAACACCGCACATCACGCAGGCGCTATGGGACAGGTTTTGTGAGATTCAGACGATGCGGAATGCTGCGCTGGCAAAGGCGCGCGGGGAGGTGACGTGATGATGAACAGGCGAGAGTTTATCAAGTGGGCTGGGTTGGCTGCGGTGGCCGCAGCACTCTCAGGGGTTATGCGTAAGCCGACGGAGGAGGAGGCGGCCTTTGAGTTTGTTGATGACCTGACGTTGGCGGTGTCCGACGAGGCTGAATGGATGTGGTTCGAGTGTGAGTTAGACAAGTTCCTGCCGCCGTCAGGTACAGAAGTGCCGAGCGTATCTCTTGACATCATCACGGACTACAAAGAGCGGCGGGCTGTGAAGACATCTAGTGGTATCGTCTGGGTTCACCGTGAGGGGGATGTCTGGGTAGAGGACTATCGCACAGGAGGACGTGATGATTGAGCTACTGGCCGACCTGGTGCAACTGTCGGTGGCGGCGTGGCTGGTGCTGGTACTGTGCGCTGGCGTGATCGGCGCGTTTGCGGGCGCGTGCATACGAGAGCGGCGATGAACAGGCGCGAGTTCTTGAGGTTGTTCGGGCTTGCCGCCGTTGCCGCTGTGGCTGCACGATTGCCGCGACTTCCTGAGCCGACGGCGGGCGTTGGCGGGTTCATGACGGGTGGTAGATTCGTCATCGTGGGAGAGCCTGGGCCGGAGATTATCACGCACTTCCCACGTGGCTGGCCGGTGATGGACTCGTTCGGAATATCAGCAGGGCACGTAAGCCGCCGCTGTGTCTCACTTGCTGAGGTGACGCCATGAGGACTAGCGTTCGCCACTACACCAGCTCGCCGCTGTGGTACGCGCTGCTGACGGCGGGCGTGATCGTCGGCATCGTCGCGGTCGTGGTGCTGGCGCTATGCTAATCATCATGCTCTGCGTCAACCTGGACCAGATAGACGAGATCCACATTCAGCGCGTAAGCGGCTCCGAGGGCGGCTGGTGCCGGTACGCTGTGCGGAAGCCGCCGATACCGGGGACAATTCTGCATCACTACGACGATGGCGCGGTGGCGCTGGGAGCGACGGTGCTGGGCGCGCTGGCAGAGGGGGGATATGGGAGGCGAGATGACTCACGATGAACTGGTCTCCCGCGCGGCGCGCTGGCTCAGGGGCACGCAGCGTTGTACTGTGGTGATCGCTGAAACCGCAAGCGGAACATACGAGATACCAGATGCAATTGGATGGCGCAATGCTACGCACTCAATCCTTGTGGAATGCAAGACAAGCCGCGCCGACTTCTTTGCGGACATAAAGCACAAGTCATGCCACTCCTCAGCCGGTGGCATGGGCTATGTGCGCTACTTTATGACGCCGCCGGGTCTCTTGCGTGAAGAGGAGATCCCCGAGGGCTGGGGATTGTTGGAGGTTCACCCGAAGATTGTGCGTGTCAAGCGCAAGGCTCAACATCGGCACTGGAAGGCAATGAGAGGCGCATACAGCATGGAGCGCCAGCAACTCTTTTCAGCATTGCGGATACTACAGAAAGAGGTGCGAGATGGCGAAGCCTGACGACGTGGTGCTGCGTGCACTTGTTGCATTCGAGCGCCATACTCGCACACGGAAGAGCGGCGGGCTGCTTGACTTGTGGCGACTGGCGAAGGCTGCGCTGGTAGAGTATCGGAGGCGAGATGTCCGAACATGATGAGCAAAAAAAGATATTCCAGTGGGCGCGTATGTCTGAAGGGCGTTGGCCTGAGCTGGCGCTACTGTTCGCCATCCCCAACGGCGGCCACCGGCACAAGGCAGTCGCGGCAAAGCTCAAGGCCGAGGGCGTGAAGGCGGGCGTGCCGGATATGTGTCTGGCGGTTGCGCGGCGGGGCTGGCATGGGCTTTACATCGAACTGAAGCACGGCAAGAACACACTCAGGGCGACACAGAAGCTATGGCTTGCGCGCCTAACAGATAGCGGCTACTATGCGCGCGTCGCCTACGAATTCGAGGGTGCGAAGGCGCTGATTGAGGAGTACCTGTCGCTTGGGGAGGGGCTATGACTGTCGCGCTATCATTCGGGAGCGAGCAACAATATGGTGAAGTCCAGTTTTCGACAGACAATCTACTGACGGTTGTTGCTCTACCCACGGTGCTAGTGCCGCGGGCGGTGCAGCTCAAGTGCGGCCACAAGGTCATGGCGTATGTGGACGCGACCTATGACTTCACCGGTGTGCCTGAGCGGTATCACAGAGATCTACTCAATATGATCCCGCGCCCACAGGTGCTACTTTTGCCGTGGGAGGATTGTGTGCAAGAGCCTCACGCATGGTGAACTTCCCGCACACATCGGCGTTCAGTTTGCATAGTGATCTGAAATGTGCTATAGTAGTTGGGAGTCTATCAAACAATGAATGGTGTAAATAGGAGGCCATAGTGGTCAATCCCGAGATGCTGGCAATTGCGTTTCTGTTGGCGGTGGCTAACAACGCCATCGTAGATTACCTGGCAAACCCTGTCCGCAAGCGATACCCCGACTTCGACCTGTGGTTCCTCCCCTACGTGGCGTTCGCGACCGGCGGCGTGATTGCCTACATTGCCGACGTCAATCTATTCGCGTTCATTCCCGGCCTCGTGGCTGTCCCCGGCAGGCTGCTGACCGCGGCTGTTATCGGTGGCGGCTCTGGGCTGATTCACAAGGTGTTTGATCACGCGGACGTTGAGGGCGGCGTGCTGGCTGGCTATGATATTCCTGGTCCTGTCCTCAGTGACGAAGAAGAGAAGTACCTGAGCCCCGAGACGCTTCAGAAACTTGAAGTGATGCGACAGAGGCAGCACGAAGAGAGTTCAAGCGGCGACCTGGCAGACGCTGTGGCGCGTGGGTTACAGGACAGAGGGCCACAGCCGTTTGGTGGCTTCGTAGATGTGGACGGCGCCAAGCTGGTGATTGATGATAGTGAGGCCAACAGTACCATCAACATTTCGGCTGGGCCGATAGACGGCCTTGTTCCGTGACCACCACGCTTGAGACCGGGCGCCACGTCATGCCTGAGCGCATCAAGCGCGGGGCCGATGCGATGGAACGCGACGGCTTCGAGCTGCGCTATGAGCGCCCGCTTCTGTCGCTTGATGGCGAGAGGATACTGCGACGACTCCGCATTATGTACTACATAGATTCGCCTGGTGAGCATTTACGTAGCACGAACGACATACCGGGCCAGCCGGGGAGGTTTGCGTGACCACGATCAATCTGCTAGTCAATCACGGCATTCCCACCGGCTGGACTGATGCGCTCCCCTGGTTGAACCTCACGAATCAGCAGCCCCACGGATTCCACACGCACATCAGCGTGCCCGGCGAAGAGCTGGACAGCGCCGATAGTTACACCGGCCCGGACGACACGCCGGTGGTGACGACGGCGACCGTGGTGCCTGAGTGCGTCCATATCCACAAGGGCCAGCTGCCGGCAGACGAGCAGCCGGGCGCTGAGAATGCGCTGATCCTAGAGGGCGAGTGGGTGTACAAGGTGTTCGCCGGCGCAGGCTCATTCTCGCAGGACACCTATGCGTGGGTGCGGGCGCCAGCAAAGGGCATGATGGAAGTCGCCGTGCCCGTACAAGTCCACTACAACCCCAACCCGGGCGGCGACGGTTCTCCTGGCGCCGCTGTTTGGCGTCTATGGATGGATGACCGCAAGAGCGAGTGGTACACATTCGGCGATGGGTTCACGGACCGGGAGTGGTGGTGGAAAGAGGCGGAGACGCTCGTCACCGCCGGGCAGGTCGTGACGATTCGCCTGCAGGTTGAATCTCGCAGCGAGGCCGGCATTGACTTCTTTACCGACCTTGAGGCGTGGCGGGCTGACTTCACGCCGGATGCTGAGCCGCTACCTGGCCCCGAACCTGAGCCGTGCCGCGGAACACCCCGCTTGCAGTATGCGCGGGTGGTGAACGTCGTGCCGGCTGACGCAACGCCCGAGCGATTCTTGGACATTGCCGAGATCGCGTGGGACGCTGGCCGGCAGACCGTGACCGGCAGCTATGACGACGCCGGCATTGGCGACCTCGACGACCGGACCGCTGTGCTGTGGGACATTCCAGCAGATGAACGCTACGACTACGGCGTATTCTTCGATGCGTACTATCCCGGCGTGACTGTGATATTCAGGGTCGATGGCGCTCCGACGCCGGACCCCGAACCAGATCCGCCGCCTGACCCTGACCCCGAGCCTGAGCCACCGCCTGACCCCACCTGGAAACCGCACAACTACGTCCCCACCGGCACCAAGCTGGGCTGGCACGCGATCGGTGACGCCGGGCAATCAACGCTATTTCGCGACCTGCTACCATATCAAGCATGCCCGCCGTCCGTGAAGTTCGTCGTCGATGTTGGGCCATCGCGGCTCATCAAGGCCATCGCACCAAATACTAAGGTAATCGGCAGGTTCATAGACGGTCCCGGCGGCAACTACGAGGGATTCAATTCTGACGTGGATCTCCAGTGGCAGGCCAACCATCGCCTCGCCCAGCTAATGCCGCTGTGGAAGTTCCACCGACACAATGTTGACTATTGGGAGTTCATCAACGAGCAGGACCCGCCCGGCACTGAGGGGCAGGCAAAGCTAGCACGCTATAGCATCTACGCTATGGATGTGGCAGAGGCCAACGGTTACAAACTGGCGCTGTTCTCGCATTCAACCGGTGTGCCAGAGCCGCCCGAATGGGACGCGATGGCCGACACCGGCGTCTTTGAGCGCGCGGCTGCTGGCGGGCACTGCCTGAGCTTGCACGAATACGGCGAGTGGCCGATTGACCTGCACTCCCACCTTGCCCGCTATCGGGACGTGTACGAGCGTATCATTCTACCGTGGCATTTGGACTTGCCTTGCTACATCACCGAACACGCCGCGTGGGTGCATCTGCTAGACCGTGGCCCTGATTGGCTGTGGTCGCAGCTCGTAGAGTATGACCGCGAGCTACGCAAGGATCCCTACGTTGCCGGCGCACACATCTACAGTGTTGGCCCTGGCCCAACCTGGTACAATGATTGTTATGTGGCGATCTATCCGAGGTTCATCAACTACTGCATTGAACAGAGGGACGTGCCGAATGCCTGACATCACCTTGACTATCGACGGCGTCGTCTTCGACTGCATTCCGCGAGGGGCGCCGGTGCCCGGAGTTGTGCCGTGGGTGCTCCCCGTTGGTGAGGGCGACTACCCTCCTAGCCGGTGGTACGCGGCCACCCGGCACGACTTGACCGGCGCACGCAATGGTGGCTATAAGCACACCGGCATTGACCTCAATTTGGACGTGTCGCCGTGGGGCGACGTGGAGCGCGCGCTGGATCTGGGAGTCTACGCCGTTGCGGATGGCGTGGTGACGTATTCAACGTTGGATTGGTCTGGCGTGCCGATGGAGGTGATACGCCACGAGCACGAAGGCAAACCGCTGTGGGTGCGCTATGCCCACGTCAGTCCGCAGACCCTCGCTGCATGGTCGCGGGGCGCCGTGGTTGCCGCCGGTCAATGCCTCGGCGGATTCGCTGACTGGCCCGAGCGCGGCGACCACTTGCACTTTGACATGGCGCTGGATGAGTTCACGCGCGAATGGCTAGACCCGCGTATCCGCTGGCTGGATCCGGTGCCGGTACTCAAGATGCATCACGACCCGGCGATAGTTGACGCCATGCTGAGGAAAGGCGACGGCTGATGAACGACATGGAGGACGAATTCCAGGACTTGCTTGACGAACAGATGAAAGATCTGTGGTTCAGGTTCTTGTGGTACGTCAAGGCGCCGCGGTATTGGTTGGTAATCTTGCGGTATAGGCTGCGGGCGATGAAGCGCCCTGGGCCGCACAGTAGTCTGTGGTACATACTGCACGGCAAATGGTATTGTGGGATGCACACCGGAGGCGATAAGTGGTCAGTCGGGAGGACATTCTACGATGGGTATTGGTACTATCTCAACTTCTGGCCGTTCTGGATCAATGTTCACTGCTGAGGAAGGGGGACTGACGCGATGAACTGCGACTATCCACAGATAGGCAACGAAGCCGCATACGAGGCACGGCTTGAGCAGCTAGACGCGCTGGTTGATTGCATTATGGAGTACGAGAATCGCGTGTATCCAATCGGGCCGCCGTCGCTATGGGCGCGCATCAGCTTCAGGTGGGAGCAAGCCTGGACCTGGAAGATTGCGCCGGCGTTGGTTGGCGTGGCGATTGGCGTACTGACGATGATGAGGCGGGGATGACATATGACGAGATGCAAGTAATGATTGAACGCTGCCAGACCGCGCAGCGAATCTTTGAGAAGGCCGCCCGGCATTGTGTGAAATATTCGGCACTCATTTTGGGCAAGGCTTCTCAGCAGTTTGTGCGTGATGTGGCAAGCGCTACCACGACACTTGACTATGTGCAACGACCGCCCGGATGACCCCGGCCGCCGCGCGCTGTCCCTGGCGGGGCTGCTTGAGTCCTGCGCGCGTCTGTTTAGGGCGTCTCTGCGCTGTGACGCCGATCACGTCGACAGCGCCACCAACACCTGCCACACAGTAGCTTACACCCTGGAACATCAAACGACCACTAACGAGAACAACAAGGACTAACGCATGGCCCCTAATCCCACCGACGGCAACAACGGCAGAGTGACGATGGCGATCTTGGGTACGAAGATGGATGGCCTGACCAAGCTACTGGAAACCCACATCGAGATTGACAGGCAATCACAAGAGAAACGTGATGACCGCATCAGAGCAAACGAAATGGGGGTAGTGCGCTTGGACCAGCGAATGAAACTGATAACGGGGGCTCTTGTGGGCTTGCAGATGATCGGCAGCACTATCGCCGCGTTCCTTGGGATACGGTAGGGGCGTGACTGACCAGGCCGATCTGGGCCGCATAGCCGCACGCCTGGTATGGGCGTGTGAGTCCAACAGCTGGCAGCGCATCACCTGGACCGAGGCGGAGAAGCAGCTAGACCTCGCCCGCGTGAAGTTTCGCACCAAGGCGCGCGTCTACAAAAAGCATCATCCTGATGAGTTCAGGCGCCCGGCTCCGCAGCTGACACAATCAAACGGGGCGACGCCGGGGATGGAGATGCCGGACCCAGAGGAGACATTTGAGCGCGCGTGCTATGAATGGGAGCGCACGCAAGCGCTCGTTGAACTACGGGCACAGCAGCGCCTCGCGTTTGATCACGGCCCGATCGCGCTGGTAGAGACGGCAGACTGGCACCTGGGCGGCTCAGGGGTAGACTACCCCCGGCTCGACCGGGAGCTGCGTATCATAGCCGACACGCCCGGCATGTTCGCTATTGGCGCCGGCGATCTGGTGAACCAGATGATCGTCGGCAATCTGGTGTGGACGCGGTTCAACGACCGGCTTGCCATCCGCGATGAATGGGTATTGCTACTCCGTGAACTTGAGATCATCGCGCCCAAGCTGCTGGCGGTGGTGATGGGCAATCACGGCAATTGGGTAGAGGAGCTGACCGGCGCTTCGTATTTGGAGCGTGAGCTGCAGGCACTCAAGCCCAGCATCATCTATGATAGGCACGACGCCATCATTCAGATTCAGGTTGGCGATTGGGAGATACCGCTGCGCATCCGGCACAAGTGGCGCGGTACGAGCATCTACAACGCCACGCACGGTATTGAGCGGGCGGCGAAGTGGGACCATAATTTCGTGATAGGGATGGGCGCTCACACGCATGTCTCCGGGCTGACGAGGGACTTCAGCATTGACGGGATCACGGGCATTGCGATGATAGCGGGCAGCTACAAGCGCAACGATGAATATGCGCGCAAGGGGGGCTTCCCCTATCCAAACAACTCGACCAGCGTCGCCGTGGTGATTGATGAGCGCGAGCGTTCTCTGACCGGCTTTAACAACCTGCAGACGTGCGCTGACTATATGGATGCAATCTATGAGTGAAGGCGATGCAATGATGGGCGGTGCTGACAGGAGTGACATCACGACAACGCAGGCCACCACGGTGGTTCTGATTCCGTGTGAAGTCTACAGCCGCGTCGTTGGCTATCTACGCCCTGTGACCGCGTGGAATGAGGGCAAGCGCCAGGAGTTTGCGGACCGCGTGACGTTCAAGCTGCCGGGGGTAGAGGATGAGCGAGCTCACCTGGACCAATAGCACGCGCAAGCTCGCTGACCTGATTCCGTGGGAGAACAACCCGCGGCAGATCGGCGAGGCTGACGCGGTGCGGCTGGCTGAATCGCTCGACCAGTTTGGGCAGATTCACGCTATCGCCATCGGGCCGGGTGATGAGATCTACGACGGGCACCAGCGCGGTAACGTGTGGGCGGCCTGTGACCGCTACGGGTCAGAGTATGAGGTCGCGGTGCGTGTAGCGTCTAGGGCGCTGACGCAGGCAGAGCGGGAGAAGCTGGTCGTCTACCTGCACTCGGGCGCTACCGGCTCTTGGGACTGGGACTCGCTCAGCAGTTGGGACGCCGGGACGCTCAAGGGCTGGGGGCTAGACGAGGGCCAGCTGCGCGGCTGGAACGATGACGCGGCGAATCTACGGACAATGCTGGAGGCAGAGGCGGAAGACGACGGCGGCAATGATGAGGATGTGCAACCGGATGACCATTTTGCGCTGTACGTGCCCGACGCGCTGTTCCCAAGCAACAACGAATGGGATGTGCCGACGCTGGATATTGAGCTGCAAGCCAACTTCCTGGAATTGCCACTGACCAAGTGGGGCGACGGCAGTCGCCGGGCAACAATGCGTGGGACGTATCACTTCTACACCGAAGATTACAAGTTTGAGGCGCTGTGGAAAGATCCGTTGAACCTGGTAAACTCTCAGTGCGTGGCGATCATCGAGGCGAATTGCAGCACGAACGACCAAATGCCCGCGGCGGTGGCGCTATGGGGCATCTATCGCAAACGCTGGCTTGCGCGCTATCTTCAACAGTACGGTGTCAAAGTGTGGGTGGATCTGAATGTTGACCCGAAGTTCGTAGAGATCAACCTGCTAGGCGTGCCGAAGGGCTGGAAGGCATACGCAACGCGAGGACTGGACAAGTTCGTCGATCTATTGGACGGCGATTACGCGCGGGCACAAGAGCACGCCGGGTGTGATCCGACGTTTCTTGTGTATGGCGGTGGCAAGCAGACAGAGGCGCTATGCAAAGATCGCGGGTGGCATTGGCTACCCGAGAATATGCACGTCAAGGAAGGACGCACGGAGGCAAACTATGGGTAGAGGATCTGGCGGGGGAGGAAGAGGCGGTCGGCTTGGAAGCGGTGCCCGCGTGAAGATTGGCGACACGATCTATCCGCGTGGAAGCAATGCCTTTAGGTCGCGGATTACACGATTTATCAGCGGGTCATCGGCTGAAGTTACGCTATCAGTCGGTGGGCGTGCCGGGCAGACATTCCTAGCTGATTTGTCAGACTCGACGCTAACACCGAGGAGATAAACATGGGCAGAGGTACTGGCGGCGGCGGGCGAACTGGGGGGGGCAGAACCGGAGGCGGCGGCTTTGTGAAAACATCCTCCGGGCACCTGGCGGGCACGATCAAGCCCGCCGCAAGACCGAGTTATAGCGCTGGTAGTCAATCTTCCGCCGTGGGTGCCGCTGCGAGAATGTCTGCAAAGTACAATAGACCGATGTATGTTTACGTTGCTCAGGGGGGATTCGGCTCTGGGTACGGGATCACATATAAGAAATCGAGTTTGTCCGCCACCGCTGGGTATATTGAGGTATCTGGTCGGAACTTCTCGATCTATACAAGGCCATAGGGCACACCGGAGCTGATGGGGTAGTTTGTATGTGGAGTGGTTATGGCAGCACCTAAACGAACATCATTTCAGATTGAGCGGGATCGGCGTGAGATTGCCGACCTGTATCTACAGGGCTGGACGCAACAGCATATAGCCGACCATCTGAATGAGACCGGCGACGATGAAGACGACAAGAGCCGCGGTTATACGCTGACCCAGCAGATGATTAGCTACGACCTCAAGAAGCTACAGGAGGCGTGGCGAGACTCTGCGCTCATTGCCATTGACGAAGCCAAGGCCCGCGAGCTGGCAAAGGTGGACAGGCTAGAGCGCGAATATTGGACGGCGTGGGGGCGTAGCTGCAAGGATGCGGAGACGCTACGGCAGGAAGGAAGCGGCGAGAAGCCGTCAAGAGTCGTCAAGATCAAGCGCCCACGCAACGGCGACCCGGCGTTCCTGCGCGGCGTGCAGTGGTGTATCGAGCGCCGCTGCAAGATCATCGGAGTGGACGCGCCCAGCAAGAGCGAGTTGACCGGAAAGGATGGACGGGAGATCGTCTTCCGCATTGGGAAGATTGACTTAGACAAAGACATTTAGCGATTCGCGTGGAGGATAGGTTGGCCGCCGAAGGCTGGGAACCCTACCCGGTTTCCTCCACGCTAGACCTAGGGACATCGGAGGGGGATGATATGAGGCATTACAAGACGAAATGGCGCATTGACGACGATGGACGCGAGTGCTCCAAGTGCGGACAATACAAGAGCTGGGACAACTTCTCAAACAACAAGCACGGAACTCGCGGGAAACAATCGTGGTGCGGTGAATGCTTTAGGGCATATCGCGGTAGCGAGAAACAGAAGGACTATCACATCACAGATGACGGGCGGGAATGTAGTCGCTGTGGCAAGTTCAAGCCGTGGGGCGCATTTCATTGCAGGGCTGATGTATCAACTGGGCATATGTCAGTTTGCAAGGTGTGCATAAAGAAGAAATCACAGACAGACAAGAAACAGGGCACAATTAGAAATGCGGAGCTCATGCGCAAATATGGAATCACGCTGAAACGATACCGCAAGATGCTGGCATTGCAGGGCGGCAAGTGCTTGATATGTGGGTCCGCTGACACTAGGGTGAAAAACGGCGGTACAGAGTTTTCTTTATCTGTTGATCACAACCATGAGACCGGCGAGATCCGCGGGCTTTTGTGCCAGCGGTGCAATGCGATGCTTGGGTTTGCAAGAGATGATGTGTCCATTCTCAGACGAGCCATTCAGTATCTTGAGGGCGAGCTTGCATGAACTATATTGTTGAACATGGACAAGGGGGTAAGGAAGTCTATGGCGCCAACCTTGCGATTTTCCAGTATCAAGGACCGGAGGCCATTATACATGGGCCTGCAGAAACCGGAAAAACGTATGCCCTATGCCTGAAGGCCCACCTGTGCGCTTGTAAATACCGGGGCGCTGCCATTGCGATTGTCAGAAAGACACAAACCAGCACTTATTCAACGATACTGCAGACATACACGAGAAAGATTCTAGGCAAACGCGAGGACTGGCCGTGCATTCCATATGGTGGCGAAAACAAGCCGGAGAGATTCATATATCCTAATGATGCAGCTATATGGATCACCGGGCTTGATAAGTCATCCCGCATTCTGAGTTCTGAGTTCGATCTTATCGTGGTATCTCAGGCGGAGGAGCTGACGCTTGGGGACTGGGAGACGATCACCACGCGCACGACTGGGCGGGCTGGCAATATGCCCTACTCACAAACCATTGGCGATGCTAACCCGGCTTATCCGGCGCATTGGATGTATCAGCGCGCCAGCTTGCGGATATTCTACTCGAAGCACGAGGAGAACCCCGAGCTATTCGACCAGACGACCGGCGAGATCACCGAGCAGGGCAAGCGCACGATGGCGGTCCTGGACGCGCTCACCGGCGTCCGCAAGCAGCGGCTACGCTATGGCAAGCCGGCACAGGCTGAAGGCGCGATCTACACGGAGTATGATGAGGCAATCCACCGCGTCTATGCGAATCAGGCGCCCAAGCGATTCGCCCGCTATGTGGCCGGCGTGGACTGGGGCTATCGGCACGCGGGAGTCATCGGCGTCTATGGCCTTACGGGCGATGGCGTGATGTACCTGGTGGCCCAGCTCTACCATACAGGCAGGCGCGATGATTGGTGGAAGGATCGGGCCGTAGAGTTGAATGAGGAGTTTGGTATTGAGGCCTTCGTGTGCGACCCGTCGCAGCCGGCCTACATCGACAAGTTCAAGGACGCCGGGCTTAATGCCATTGGCGCCGACAATGCCGTGATACCCGGCATCAACGCGGTAAAGAAGCGGCTGGCAGAGAAGCGTCTGTTCTTTGTGCGGGATTCGCTGAGGCAACCGGACCAGACATTGATAGAAGCTCAGAAGCCGCACCAGATCGAGGATGAACTGCCGGCATACGTCTGGGCGACCAAGGGCAAGGAGATGCCGGTCAAGGAGAATGATCATGCTGTCGATTCTCTGCGCTATGCTATAATGCATGTAGACGCGGGTGCTCCACCAGCTGCGGGTGCTACCCTGAATTATGATGATCTCTCATACGCGAGAGGAGAGCGGAGGTCCATATGGCAACGATAGGCGAGCGGTTCGTGCAGTGGCTGGGCGGCGCTACACAGGCCGATATTGACGAGCGTGTTTCGCGCTCCTACGAGGCCGGGTTCTACGATGGCAACGATGGCAACGATGATCCGCAGTCGGGCACAACGGCAGAAGGCGGGCTGGGCTATCGAGATGCCAGCGCCGGGCAGGGGGCACAGGCGGCCATCAGCCCAGATGAGGCGTATCGTATCGCCTGGACGCTATGGCAGTCCAACCCAGTAGCCAAGCGCATCACGAAGATCAAGCGGGATTACATCATCAAGCGTGGCGTCAGACCGACTGCGACAGACGAGGCGCTGCAGGGGATCCTGAACGATCTATGGGAGCGCAACAAGATGGGCGTTCGCGCATCCGAGTTCGCGATGCAGCTATTCGCCCTGGGCGAGCAGTGCTTCCCGGCATTCGTGCGCGATTCAGATGGGCGCGTGACGCTGGCCTACTTCGGCCCCGACCAGATTGAGACCGTCATCGCCGATCCTGACAACGCGATGGAGTTCTATGCCGTGGTGCTCAAGGCACAAAGCAGCGGAAAACACGAGTGGGTGAAGTCGTATGGGCAACGTGTCTACCGGATTGTGCGGAAGGCCGATGGCGGCGACAATGATGGACGGCTGCTGACGGCGAAACAGACCGAGGCAGCTAAGCTCATTGCGCCTTGGGAGATCGCGATGCTCAAGCAATACGGCCTCACTGAGTACAGCGGCGACGTGCTATTCTACCGCGTCAATGCCGTCTCCAACCAGGCCCGCGGGCAGTCCGATCTCTTGCCGCTGGCTGACTGGCTAGACCAAGAAGACGAGACTCTGTTTGCTCTGGCTGAGCGCGAGCAGTTCGCGGGCTACTTCAGCCACGATGTGAAACTGACCGGTGCGGATCCTGCTAAAGTCCTGGCGCGGGCCGCGGAGCTTCGCAAGAGCGGGCCACCGAAAAAGGGCAGTATCAACCTCCACAACGATCAAGAGGAATGGACACTTAACTCTGCGGATATCGGGCAGTCCGGCAGCATTGATAGCTACAAGGCGCTGCTGACGCACATCCTGGGCGGCGCCGGGTTCCCGCAGTCGTGGTATGGCTACGGCGACGAAACCAACCGGGCCACGGCGCAAGCGCAGGCGGATCCCACCCGGCGATCACTTGAGCACGAGCAGGGTATTGTGCATGATATGCTGATGGGCTTCTGTCTGTTCGCACGGGACCAGGCCATCATCAGCGGCGCGTATAGTGCAAAAGAGATCGCGGCGATGCTGGAAGCTGAGATCGACATCCCCATGCCCGAGATGACCACACGGGACATCGGCAGGATAGCTGCGGCCCTGACGTCGCTTGTGAGTGCGCTGATGATCGCAGTAGAGGTGGGGCTGATGCCGCCAGAGCATGCGGTGGCAGTGCTATACAAGGCCGTCGATGAGCTGGGCCTGGAGCTGGAACAACCGGAGGCGGGCGATCTGGAAATACCAGACGAACAACCCGGCGAGGAATCACCTGGCGAGTTGGCAAATGTGGAGGCGTGGCGGCGGGCATTGGCCCGGATGCCAGTGTTTGAAGTCGAGTAGCAACCCTGGGGAGGGACAAGACAATGGGGATGGACAAGGTAGTTGAAGAGCATCGCCGTGTGCGCGACTGGCTCGCTACGGAATTCGGGCCAGATTCAAGAAGCACCTTTTCGGTTTTGGGGAGTGGCGGCCTCATTTTTGTGTCTGAAACCTATCGCCCCGCAAATCCATTCGACCGCACAAGTGTGTTTGAATTTAAAACGAGAGCACGAGACACATGGGCGGATCTCAATTGTGAAATGCGCCGGTTTAAACGCCGTTATAGGAGGCATCTCTTTTGGCGCAAGATTGGGTGGCTAGGATGATGGGCAGATGATTATAGAGACCCCTGGGGAGGGACAAGATGAGCAGGACAATCAAGTTTGTTGGCACGGCTATGGTTATGGCTACGGCAGATGGTGAATATCGCATGGAGCTGAAAGGCCCACCCGGCTGCGCTATGTGGTCTGCTGAAGATGTCGGCAAGAGTTTCGACGTTCATATCGCGGAGGTCGAGGGCGACGACTCGCCGTCCTGGGCTGACGCGCCTGAGTGGGCATGGTTCAGAGCGCAGAACAAGACCGGACGCTGGTGCTGGTATGAGGACTACCCCACTTCCGAGTATGTCCCAGGTACTGACTATTGGAGCAGCCCCGGGCGATGGCAGATGTCCGTGTTGAATGCTCCAAACCCCAACTGGCAAACAACGCTAGGGCCGCGCCCCAAGCCCAAGCCTGAGTGCGTCGAGTTCTCCGGTGGATGCATATATCTTGACAATGACGGCGCGCTCCGCATCAAGCTGAGCGACGAGGCCGCCGACAAGTTCACGGGCATTGTTGTCTGCCGGAACAGCGCGGCGGTAACAATGCCTTCCGCCGACTGGGCTCCCGCGTGGGTCGACGATTACAGCGAGTCGGTGGGGATCGGCCCGCTGTATGGGCGCCAAGAGACTGAGTTGCGGTCATGCCCGTTCTGTGGCGCCGAAGCAACATTATGGGGGCCGGTAAAACACAATACGGGCTGGAACGTGCGCTGCAATAACTGCAGGATAACAACGCTAGAGCATGGCAGTGCGAAAGGCGCCGAAGCGGACTGGAACCGGAGGGCCTAGAGATGAGAGCTTTTTCGATCATCCAGAATGCTCTAACCGTGCTCGATCGGATGCTGGGGAGGGCGGAAGTTGGCAGGCGCACATTTACAAGGTCCGCGCCGGAATCAGAGCCGCCGGCGCAATTCCTGATAATGGCGACGCCGGAACCGACCGCGAATGACGCCCTGATCTATGCTTCCGGGGCTCCGGCAGAGAATGTATGGCTTAAACCAGAGTTTTGGGGCCGGTTTGTGCCGGAGGCTCTGTCACCGCAACTACTTGCCGGTCCGTGGGTATGCGGGTACTGCGGGCGCCCGAACTTTGCCGATCGGCTGCACCGTGGCGGCTGTGGAGCCGGGAGAGATGCCCTTGCCATCTGACCGCCAGCTATACGCACGCGCGCTGAATGACGTTGCCCTCCGCTACGGGCGGATGCAGCGCGACACACTGCGGCAAATCTGGAAGCTGCTTCAGCAGGTCGAGTCCGAGATCCAGCGCGACCTGCTGAGTGCCGAGGGCTTCAGGCAATTCCAGCTTACGGAGCTACTGAGGGGCATAGGGCGCTACATCGCCGCATTCGATGATAGGGCTACCGCAGCATTGCGGGCGGGCCTAGAGCAATCGTTCCGTTTTGGCGGCGCGTATGTGGTAGATCCGCTGGAGGCCATCGGCGTAGGCGTGGGCTTCTTTGAGCCAACGCCGGCAATGATGAATGTCATTGTTGAGGCCAGCGCCGACCTGGTGACGGGGATCTCCGAGCCACTGCTACGGTTCGTCAATCTACAGGTCCGGCAGGTGGCGCTGCAGCAGATAGCGCCGATAGACGCCATGCGCAACATCAGCAACAACATCGGCTTCGTGTCGATGCGTCCGGGCCGCGAGACCGTCAAGGGGATCGCCTACAATGCCGAGCGCATCATCAGGACCGAGACGGGCCGGGCGTTCAACCTGGCGTCACACTCACAGCAATTGGCAGTCGCCGAGCGCGTGCCGGGGATGCTAAAGCGCTGGGTGGCGTCCGGAGATGCGCGCACGCGGGAATCACACCTCGCGGCCCATATGCGCTACCTGGAGAACCCGATACCGGTATCTGAGCCGTTTCACGTTGGCGGATCGCTGCTGATGTATCCAGGCGATCCAAATGGGGAGGCGAAGGAAATAATCTCTTGTAGATGCACCAGCCTCGGAATCCACCCTCGCGTGGGCGTGCTGGGTACCCCGCTGGATGCGCGTATCTCAGATGAGCTAGGGCGACGGCGTGAGGCATTGTTGGGCGCGCTGCTCCTATTGCACCAGCGGCCGTCACTCAATGCACAACTGGCGGTGAGGGTGATCGAAGGGCGGCTTGACGTGGTGGAGGCAGCTATCAGGATTGTGGTGTAGACGTATCTATCAGACGCAAAGGGAGAGAGAATGATCACACGGAAACTGAGCAAGGCACAGGGGTACACGATTCAGGGGCTGGTGACGCAACTGAACCAGCTACAGGTGCAAGCGAACGACATTCAGGCAGCATTGGGCGAGCAGGCTGAACTATTGCGCATCCGCTACGAACTGCCCGAGGGCGAGGCGCAATTCACGCAGGGACCGGATGGCTGGTCAATCGTCGTGACGCCGGCGCCGCCTGAGCCTGAGCAGGAAGCGAAGGGCGAGGGAGAGGACGCGGACCAAGAGGAAGATGGCGAGGTGCCTTGATGGAAGCCCGCATTGAGCGACTGTACCAGGCGGTTTGCGCTCTACGCCGGGAGATTGTCGAGGCACTCCGAATAGACATTATATTGACCTGGCTAGACCGGAGGTGCCATGATGCCGCGCTACTACTTTGGGTATGAGCGATGCTGTGAATGCGATGGCGAGGACCAGGTGCTAGAGGCTACGCTATGATTCGCCGCATGCTCCTCACTGACGGCATCCTCTACATCGAACAGGGCGAGTCCTTCAGGGTCATCACGATGCTGCCGAGGGACGAGGCCATTCGCAAGGCATACCGCAGGATGACGCAGAAGCACAACACGTTTCGCGACAAAACGGAATGGCTACCCGATGACGAATATTACTATGCTCACGGGCAGATGTACGCGCGGCATACGATAGCGGGGTGAGATGATGCCTGACTGGGTGATCAAACTGGCCCGCCGCATCCTGGCGCTCAACGAGGGCTGCTGGCAGATCGTATTCTTCAACGAGAGCGGGCGCAGATGGTGGACCGTGACGCGACTGGGCAAGATCGAGCGCCCGTGAATGGGCGTACCGTGTGGGCCTGCCCGCTATGCCTGAGCGAGATCAACGAGGATGGCGTCACGGAAGAGGCGCGCTACTGCAGGCACGGCGGGCTGTGGATGCTGATGGTGAGATTGAGCATAGAGGTTCTAGTCCAGGTGCCTACTCTATGAGAGCGTTAGTGATTGTGTCGCTATTGCTTGCGCCGCTCGCCGCATTCGACACACCGGCCTGGCGCTATCAAGCCGCGGCTATCGTCGCGGGTGAAGCGCCCGCTGGCTGCGTGGAATGCTACGAGCTGACCGCGTGCCAGATCATCCGCGATGCTGAGGCCGGCAATCCCTGGGCAGTCGTGACCGCTGGCCCTGGCCGCAGGTGGCACGGCAGCCGGACGCCAGATGAGGAGCACCTGCAGGCCGTGGCGCGGATGCTGCGGAGCGGGTGCGCGGAATACCCGCCGTGCCGATTCTTGGGCAATGAGCGGGATCTGAGCTATTGGCGCCGCGTGTATCCAGAGCTGGTCACTGAGGTGGTCGGCTACTGCAATGAGAATGGGTGCTCAATGTGCGTTGTGCAGGTGGAGGAGGCCGCGCCAAAACTGCCAGTTTGCAATCGAGGGGCATATGTGCTATACTAAGAGGCATGAGTCTGTCGAGCGATCACGCGCAAGCTTTGCTACCAAGACTAGGGTCTCCACTCATCAGCAAGCGGTGTATAGTCTGCGGTGAGAGGAAGCCGCTGGGGGAGTACAATAGGAACCGCGCGCACAAGGATGGTCGGAAGAACCGCTGCAGGGCATGTAGTGCCGCATATGACCGCGCCTACTACGCCGCGCACAAGGAAGAGGACAACGCGAAGAGCCGTGCCTATTATGTCGAGCACATGGAAGAGAAAAGAGCGCAAAGCCGAGTCTACAACGAGACCCATAAGGAGGAGCGCGCCGCATATCGCGAGACTCACAAGAATGAGATCGCTATATATGGACGCGCCTACCGCCAGACGCCACGAGGTCGCGCTGTGATGAAAGCTTGTCGCGCACGCCGTCGACTATTGCCCAACGTATCCGACTTAGCTGCCGATACCATCCAAGAGGTGCTAGACGCATCCAACGGGATCTGCCCCTATTGCGGCGAACCGTTTGAAGATGGACACGTCGACCACGTGATACCAGTCTCCAAAGGTGGGACCAATGACCGCGAGAATCTTGTATATGTTTGTGCACAATGCAATCTTTCGAAGGGCAATATGGGATTGCTAGAGTTTATGCTTCGAGAATGCTCGCGAGCTACATAGGCCGCGAGAAATTCACCCGGTCAGGATTGGTAGGCCGCCGGCGACAGTTTAGCGCCATGACTTGTCAATCCTAGACCTAGCAGCCCTAGCGCGGGTAAACGGCGATAAAGGCTGTTCCCTATTGAACCAGGGTAGTCATCGTGAGATTGGCGGAGGCGTGACTATAGAGAGCACGCACATAGGGTCTGAAGCTGGCTACTGTTCCAGTGCGCGTGACGGCGCGTTGTAGGGAGTCCGTCACCAGTGGCCGAATGCCAGCCGCCGGGGAAGCACCGGCCCGCCAATCCTAGACCACGCACGCAATAGACCGCAAGGAGACAACCATGCCGAGAGGTGACAGAACCGGACCAAGCGGAGGAGGCCCACGCACGGGGCGCGGCAAGGGGGGCTGTCCTCCAAAGCGTACCAAGAGAAAGCCTAGGAAGCGTCCCGGGAAGAAATAGGCGAGTACGCTTTTGAAAGGAGCGAATGGTGGATAGACGAGATTTCCTGAAGAAGCTGGGCCTGCTGGCAGTCACCGCACCGGTTGGGATTGCGGCGCTGAAGCAGGCGCCCATAGCACCGGAAGCACCGGCACCGAGCGCTGCTATGTTCGCTGACATCACGAAGGCTGCAAAAGAGAGCGCCGCCACCGTCGGGGCAATGGCGGATAGTGCA